ATCTCTGATTTGTGAAGTAAATATCTCTTCCCCTCATAACACCGTAAACCTGTATAGACTGCATTGCACCGCCTAAAATCGCACCCGTTTGTGCGGCAGGGGTTACCCTTGCACCTTCAGGCAGGCTGACTAATTCCGGCCCACGTTCACCCACTAATGCAGTACCGCCAGGCGCAAAGCGTGTACCTGTGGCAAACTTTGGAACAAATGATTTTAATAATGTACCTAATACAAGCGCAGCGATACCTGCTGTAATTGTTGACACTGGATTAGAAAAACCTGCCTGAATTGCGGCGTATAATTTACCTATGCCAATAGCTGCCAAACCTAACTGAATAAGGAAATCGCCGACTACATTTAAAAGCCCCTTAAATATGTTGTTCAATCCACCGCCAACATCACCTGAAAAGGCCTGACTAATACCATCAATCAATACGTTAATAGTACCTTGTACCGCTTGTAATAGCTGGCCACTAAAAAACTGATCTACTGGCTGAAATACCTTTTTATTAATATCATCGTTAAACTCCTTACTTCCAACCAACTTTACAACAGCAGGAACGGTGATTGCACCGGGTAGGCTATTTACGCCTTTATCTAACTCTTTTTCAAGTTCAGTTTGAAAGTTGATGATTTCGTTTTGGCTGATAGATGGCAAAGGCTTAACACGGAAAACTTCATATTGAATATCCTTAATTTCCTTTTCCTTCTTTTTTATCTTGTCTAAATCCCTAAGTTCATCTGCACGAAGTACCCTGATTCTTGTAAACTGCAAATCCCTTTCATCGTATAACTTATTCAGTGCAGTTTCAATCTCTTTTTGCTCTGTGGTCAGCTTTGTAATGTCATCAACATTAACATTCTGCTTTGCATACTCCCTGTTTACCTTTGCAGTCAGGTCATCACGCTTACCTTCTAAATCGGATATTTGCTTAAGTAAAGAATAAGATTTTTGTTGCTCAATTAACAGCCTACCCTGAAACGTTCCGCCAAAGTTTATCTGAGCCAAACCATTGGCCTGTTGAAGCGCAAAGTCAAAGGCTGCACCCAACGCATCAACGTCCTTCTTTGCCCTTTTTGCCGCCTCAGCTATTTCATCAATCCCTTTTGCAACTGGCTCTGTCTTTTCGGCTGTACTAAGTAAATTACCGCCAAATACAACCAATAAAGAAGTAATTGCACTGACAGCAAACCCCAAACCGCCTGCACCTAATAATGAGCTTCCTAATGCCTTTAATGCACTTCCGGTTGTGCCTGTTTCAGCCTTTAACCTTTGGAATGATTCCAACAGTGGATTAATGTTATTGGCAATACCTATAAAACCAAAAGGCGCATCTTGTACGACACGCCCTAAGTTCATTAATGATTGCTGGGCTTGGGCTGATCCTGCCTTAAACTTTTGCAGCGAATTAGTGGCTTTTGCCATTTCGGTATTCAACCTACTGGCATCCGCACTAACCACTACCTTTAATTCATCAGCCATTTTTCAACTTTAATTTATGCCGCTTAACAATCTGATTATACAATTCCCTCGAAATCTGCTTTGGCTTTGCCCGCTCAGTTTCAATAGGCCAGAACCGCTCAATATCGCCAATCGCCTTACTTCCTGCCATGCTACACGCTATCCGGTATGCCGCAAACCTCTGTATCAATAAATCATCCTTAATCTTCTCAGCATACCCCTCAGCAGCCATATAAAACTCATAAGGAAGCGAAGTATAATATTCATAAGGTGACCAGCCTAACTTACCACATGCGAACCGTAGATTATCTCTACACTGTTCTGAGTAGCTTTTTTTTTATCCTCTTCAAGTTCCTTACCCTTTTCGACAGCCGCCTGCCATGCCTTAGATTCATTCAGTGCCTTACCTACCGCATCCAAAGCATCAGTACCTAACTCATCTACGGCATCACATACCTGCTCAAATGAAAAATCAGGCTCTTCACGCTTAACGTAGCAGTTACCACATAAACCGGCATAAACAGCAGCATAGCTGAAAGCAGCCGCGCTGTCACCATTCAAATGCTTACCCAATACTTCGATGGCGTACATATTAAACTTTACGCCCCTTGTTTTTCCTAAAATCTCAATTTGTGTGTAGCTCATTATAAGTTTACAATTTGATAAGTTACCCAAACATCTAAAGAACCGTCACCCGTTGTGGGGTTGCCGCCGGTTGTAATTTTTACCGCCTGATTCTCCCATACACTCTGTACCGTTGTCAGGTTTGTGCCTTTGCGTGTCAAAGCAGGTTGACCAAATGTTGTAAGGCTTGATTCCAAAAACCCGGTCAGATCAGCCGTTAACTGATTCCCGTTTGTGTCATCACCCAAATACAAAGCCGGGGCTGTGTTAGCAGCAAAGTCGGTTGTATTGTAATTGTACCGCATGTAAACATTCAGCACATCAATAACCTTGCCCGCACCTGGGGCAGCAATGACCGTTGCCGGTGTGCCCAATGCCAGTACAGCCGCAGTGTTAAAACTTACTTTGACTGTCTTTACAGCCAACTCAGCAATATTTTGCGTGGTTGTACGTTTGGTTACGCCACCCGATACAACAGGCACAATCTCTGTACCCGTGATAGTTCCTGCGCTTGTTAGCGCACTTATTTTTACGTCTGCCATTATTCTTGTATTAAATAGTTTGAATCTTCCGTTATTAAATTATCGTCATTCTCTGCCAAAATCTTACTCGATCCGGCAGTAACAGTTATTACAGGCGAACCAAAAGGCTGCAACTCCAATGTAAAAGTGGCATCCGCATCAAAAGCATAGTCAGAACTGAGCGAACTCAAAAAGCCTGTACCCGTTTCCACCTCGTCACCCTCAACAGGCGTTTGTGGTGAAATCTTAAATCCAACCGTTGTACGTGACCTCAGTAACTGCCTCAGTGATGTTCCGCTAATCTTCCCTGTGTCTTCATCTTGGATATGATACCCTTCTGCCGAATAGGAAATATTAACACTGCCAATGGACTTATTAGGCCCACAAGCTGAAGCACTGTCAACAGTGTCCACGCTGTCAGATTTTGACACACGGGTAAGACAGACCACTGTGCTGTAATCCGTTCCCCCTGCCGGGTCTATGTATAGGTACATGGGCGCACCCGCACCAACTCTATGCTCTGCCATTGATTAAGATTCTATTGTGATTGTAGGAGTGCCAAAAGGCTGTAATTCCAGGGTGAATGTCGCATCCGCATCGAAGGCGTAATCACTTGACAAACTGGAAAGAAACCCTGTACCCTCTTCAATCTCATCACCTGCTACCGGAGTAGCCGGGGCAATTTTGAATCCAACAGTAGCCTTATCCCTTAAAAGAATACGTAGGCTTGTGCCGGAAATCTTACCACTGTCGGGATCTTGTAAGTGATACCCTTCGGCTGAATAAGAAATAGACAGGTTCCCTATTGATTTATTTGGGCCACATGCTGAAGAAGCATCGGCTGAATCAACGGTATCTGATTTACTTACACGGGTAAGACATACAACAGTATCGTATGAAGTACCACCCAACGGATCAATGAAAAGGAGCATCGGGTTATCCGCACCCACTCTGTGTTCTGCCATTTTGTTTTTATTTAACTGTTAACAACTATTTTACTATTGAATATTAAAATCCTGCTTATGTATTCCCTGCCTCCAATCTTTCCTAACCTTTGCGTAATGTCGCTTTGTAGGCTCATGGTGACCATTTGTAAACCTGAACCTGTCAAGTCTAAGGCACTTGATGTTCCGGGCAGTAATGCGCCTAAAATCAGCCCTACGGACGTGTTTAAGTCGGCTGAATTGTTATATTTCAGTTTCCAACTGTGAACACTGACAGTTACCTGCGCCTGTCTTGCCCTTGTGTTCAAATCACCCGCATCCTGGCTCTGTACGTCTTGAATGACTGCATAAATCGGGGCTGTTAAATCATCCGGTTCTTCACCCTCATAAACAGGTACGCCAGTAGTTACGATGGCATCGTAAAAGGCTTTCTGTAATGGAGTGTTTATGTCGATCATT